CCACTGGAGTAGGTGATAATGCTGTAAGTTTTGTTAAACCATATTTTCTTTGTTGTTCCCACTGTTCTTCTTCAGTGAGTTTTGTAAATTTTCCTTTTTTATCTCGACCAACTAACTTTTTATCAAAGGATTCCATAAACTCCATTTTTGGAGTTGATGGTTTTACTTTTTCTATTGGTTTTGTTGGTTCTGTTGATTTCTTTTTGTTTAGACGACCTCTCATATAAGCTGAGAATATATCATCGCCTTTGAAAAAATTCATGTAATATGTTTTAGCAATATTTTTAGGACTAAGTTTCTTTTTTAAGCCTTGATATGATTCGCCCATACTACCAGAAAAAGCTTCTTTAAAACCAGCCCCTTGTTCGAGGCGCTGTTTCGCATTTCCAGAATAGTCTTTTTTATTTGCTTGAAGGTATTCTTTATAGCTATTATATCCTAAATCTTTTGCAAGACTTTCTTTATATTCAGATATAGATTTGTTGAACGTATTAGCCATTACCTACTTTTTCTCTGCATTTGTTGTAAACGAATTCTTTCTTTTTCTTCTTCTAAAAACTTAATTAACATATTAACATAAATGGTTCTTTCCCAAGGTATCATTAGTTCAAGTTCTGTCAGACTATATTTGTGATGTTGCATTAAAGCAAAGTTAGTCTGATAGTAATTACCTAGGGTATCATAACGAAAAATTAGACGAAAAAATTTTGAATTCCTTGTATTGCGATGTCTTCTTTATACTTACAACGAGGACATTCAAAAGTCACATCTTTTTTAACTTGTGGTACGGTATCAAAAAACACTCTAATCTTCTCTAAATCTTTTTGTTGAAGATTATCCACAAAATCTGTTAATTCTTCTTTGGTTGTATCTTTTGCATAATACATTTGTTCTTTATCATAAATGTAATCAATACAATCAACCAAAACATTAGTAATCATATCATCACTTTTTTCTGATTCAACTTTCTGAATCATCTCAAATGTGGGATACTTTAATACTAATCCTAAATTATCATTCAATTGTATTTTGTTTGTGTGTTCTGGATTTCTACTTGGTTGAATCTCAAGTAAATTAACATCAAGCTCCACAACTCCATTACATTTAACATCTTTACCCTCTTCATCTTTGACGTTGTTATTACATTTATAATTTAAATGAACAACTTCTTCGACCGACCTAGCTCGTAGTTGTATAAACAACCATTCTAAATCAAATGTTGGTAAAGTATCAATATCAATTTCATCAATAATACAATTTTTTAATACTTGTTTTATTACTCCAACTGTTTCTTTTGGATCATCAGATTCAGATGCCATTAAAAACAACTTTTGTTCTTTAACTAGAAATGGTCTAAAACGAATAGCCTTTCCAGTTGATATCAAATTCACTTCATAGGTGGGTACATCTAACTTCGGTAACATAATATCCTCGCTTTAATAATTAAAATGCTCTTCCAAATGGTAAAAGTCTTGAACCGGCTACACCGAATAGTGAAGCGGCGGCTTGACCTAAATCATAATTTCCATCATAGGTTACTCTATACTTTTGATAAGCAAACGAAACCGTTAACCTATGAAAATTATCATCAGACCAGTTAAGTGTTTGTGGTGCGATACCAACTGGAAACGCATCTAACAACTCAACGGCAAATATTTTCTTAATAAACTCATCATATTGCACAATTTTAATATTACACATATATCGTGATTTCTCTCCTTTAGGAAATCTTAAATTATTTGTATCTGATGGCATAATTGATTCCATCCATTTGTCAAATAATTTTCTTTCATAAAAATCGTTGGTACATAAAAATGTTAAATTCATATCAGAATACATTGTTTGATATGGAACCTTAAATGTTGGACCATAAATCTTAACATCAGCTGTTTGTAGTGTTTTTCCTGGCAATTCTGCAGCTTCACATTGAAGCGCTAAGTAACGAGACAATGATGAATTGCCTGAACGGGAAAACTCATCTTGACCAGCAGTACCCCCTAATGCAGAATTAATTGCATCAGAAACATCATTGAAAACTGAATTAGGAAAATTCAATATCTTTTCAATAATAGAATTTCCAACAGATTCACTAACATATGGTGGAATAGGTAGAATTACCTCAAATCGAGCCGGTCGTGCAAGGCCGCTTTTTCCTTTTACATTTGATAAAAATAAATTTGGCGAAAATGACATTAAAATTTCTTCCTTGAATCAGCATGAACTTGACTTGTTGAAGCACCACTAAAATTCTCAGCAGGAAGTAGTGCGGCTATGTCCCATTCATCAGCGTTTATTTGTAAAAAACTTGATTTTACTTGATTGTACAAATACCTTTTAATACATGGTGTTGCTTCATATATTTTAGAAGCAGACTTTAAAAAACTATAAGATAATCTAAACTTTGTTTTTTCATCAAATTTATCATTACTTAATGTTTCACTTAATTTGTCTAATAGATTTATTCTAAACTTTGGATGAATATAATGCAAATTTAATCCAAGAAATCCATTCGAGTATTCTTCAACCGGTATCACTAAAGGAAAATTATCAAAATATTTTAACTTCTCTTTAGTTTTAGGGTCATAAAAATAAAAATACATCTTACCAATAATGGTAGAATCTGTTAGTTTGTCGGAGTTTTTCATCAAAGAATTACGAGACACACGCAATTCTTCTACTTTAGATAATAACCACTCACGAGCTTCTTGAGTTCGTGGTGTTAATCCTTCTTTAGCTAAAGACTCTTTGATTCTATCAATTAAATATGGCATTACTCTATTTATATTAAATGCCCAACTCTTTTTCTGTAATTAACATGAATTGCCAACCATGTTCTTTACAGAATAAATCAGCTGCTCTCCATTTTTCTTGATTGATAGCATATGCAATTGTTTCATTTAGAAATGTTTTTGTTCTTCTTTTTTGAACAGGTCGTTGTGTTTGTTTTTCCGGTTTAACTTCTAACATCAGAGTTTTTTCAGAACCATCTTTTTGCAACACCCTTGCAATGAAATCTGGAAAATAACGATGTTTTTTATTATCGGCGGGCGAGACATATGGTATGGGGACCTCTTCACTTGCCCACCATATGCAGTTTTTGTTTTCATCCAAGTATTTCATAACACGGCGTTCCCACGATGAACGATAAATAATGTTAAATGGGTTACCTTTATATTTACTTGGATTTTTAGGAGTAAATTTTCCAGAATAAGGCATAAATATACTTATGCTACTTATACCAATTTACGGATAAAAATATGTCACTTTTTGGCTTCGGCGATATCAAATTTAACAGCAATCAAAGAGAAGGGTTTGGTCCTTTAGCTGCACTGGAAGCTAACGGAGGAGAATTTAAAAGAGATTCTTTTAGATATCCAATTGATGTTGGTTCTTTTGATAAAGGCCATTACATGGTGTTTTATATTCGCGAACAAAAAAAAACAATTATTGCAGCTGGAGCAAATCCAGATGCAAATGAAACACCCGGTGGTATTCCTAGTAATTTAACAAATATACAAAACATATCAACTGGTAGTGAAATAACAAATAAACTTGCTAGTGGTATTAATCAAATTAAATCATCTGTAAATGGTTTAGGATTAAATGGTGTTGGTTCTCAATTATCTAATTTATCTAGTGGTGTTGGTGGTGGAATATCAGGTCAAGTTGGCTCACTTTTAAATAAAGCGGGGTCAAGTGTAAAAAGTGGACTTCAAAATATATTTGGCCAATCTAATAATATCCTACAAGGAAATACTCAATCGACAAATACAATTCTTGATACTAATATTAAAAACATATCAAATACGAGATTAATTAACTCAACTAGATTGACAAAAGAAACTATAGCGTTATATATGCCTGATACATTAATGTATAATCACACACAAAATTATGACCAAGCACAATTAGGTCTCGCTGGACAAATAGCAACAGTTGGTAAATCAGCCTTAAAAGCATTTCAAGATAATCCAAAAGGTGAAGGCACACTTTCTGGTGTATTAAAAGCTGGAAAGGATGCCATGCAGACCGCTGGCGAAGGCCTTGCGGTTAGTGCAACTCAAAATTTGGCTGGCAATTTTGGTGGTGGTGATGATGTGGGAAGAGCGATTAGCCTAGCTACCTTAGGTAAAGTTATGAACCCTATGCTTGAAATGGTCTATCAGTCTCCAAATTTTAGAACATTTCAATTTGATTTTATGTTTTATCCAAGAGATGAACAAGAAGCATTAGAAGTTCAAAACATTATTGATAGATTTAAATATCATCAAGCACCAGAATATGGAGGCGATGGAGAATCAAGAAACCTCACACTAAGGCCGCCATCCGAGTTTGATATCAAGTTTTATTATGGCGCAGGAGAAAACCCAAATATTCCAGGCGTAGCACCAGGTTGTGTATTAACCACAATTGATATTAATTATGCACCAAATGGATGGTCTGCTTATGAAGTTCCTGGTGAAAATATTGCTTCTCTTGGTAGAACAGGTATGCCTACAGCTATTCAATTAACATTACAATTTACAGAAACAACAATTCTTACAAAAAATGATTTACGAAATCCTGGAACAAAAAATAGAAGCAACGCTAATGCTGTTCCAGGACAACGTGCAATAAGTCCATCTGGCACAATAGGTCCAGGACTTTAGGATAAAAAATGGCAAAATATTTCAATTACTTTCCAAAAACTCCATATACCAGTAATTCACAATCTACTGGAGTAGATTCTGTAACAAATATTGTTTCACGCTTTGGATTTGAAAACAAATTAAAAGAAAATGAAAACGCTTTTTACAAATACACCGTTAAAGATAGTGATACTCCAGAGATTATTGCTTACAAATACTATGGCCATTCAGAAAGGCATTGGATAGTCTTATTGTTTAATGATATTATTGACCCACAATATGATTGGCCTTTAAAACAAGATGAGTTTATAGATTTTGTAAGTAAAAAATATACAGCTAATGGTGCAGCTAATACAACAGTTCAAACTGGATTAGAATGGTGTCAAGATGTAAATAATGTTCATTCGTATTATAAAACTATCACTAGAACTTCTGTTGATGGAACAACAATACAAGAAAAAATTGAAATAGATGCAAATACATATGCAAATGTTGGGGCAACTTCGGTTTCTCATACACTATCTGATGGAAAAACTATTACAGAAACCGTTTCAAAAGAAACAAAAACATATTATGTATATGAACAAGAAGAAAATGAAGCTAAAAGAGAAATAAACCTACTTAGAAATGATTTTGTTTCAACTGTAGAAGATGAATTTAAAAGAGTGATTAAATTATAAATGAGTGAATTTGGCGTTAAGCAATCAACCGATTTCTTTCTTGAAAATGTTTCAATTGTAACAAAAGTTGGCACAATTGATATAAAAGGCCTTTTTGATGAAATCAGCATATTTGATTCTATCTTTCTCCCTGTTATTAATGGCCAAATATTAATTACAGATGCTGTTGGTTTATCAAACAAATTAATTTTTGATGGTTCAGAATCTCTTTTAATTTCAATCAAAAAAGACAAGGATTCTGATATAGCATCATTTAAAAAAGCATTTCGTATATACAAACAATCTGATAGAACAAATATAAGTCAAAGTAAAGAAAAATATATTCTTCATTTTGTTTCAGATGAATTATTATTTTCAGACCAACAACGAGTCAATCAAAGTTATACAGGAAAATATTCAGAAATAGTTGAGCGAATTATGTTTGATTATTTGAAAATACCAAAAAATAATTTAACAGGGTTATATCAAGAAACATCCGGAATTAAAAAAGTTGTGATTCCCAATTTAAGGCCATTAGAGGCCATCGAATGGTGTTCAAAGCGAGCCGTTGATTTAGAAAGTTCACCCAATTATGTATTTTTTCAAAATATATCAGGATATAATTTTGTTTCATTGTCAAAACTATTGACATTGCCCGAAGTTTTAGATGTAAAATTTCAACCAAAAAACACCGAAAAAGAAAGTAGTATATCTGAGATTTCTTCAGCGAGACATTTTGAAGTTGTGAGTCAAAATGATTCAATGGAAAAAATAAGAAGTGGAGTTAATGCTGGTAAATTTATAGGTTTTGATCCTATGACGCGAACAATTGGTTCAAAAGGAATTAGTTTTCTGGATGTATATGGTTCAATGAAACACGGAAATGATAAACCAAATGCTTCAGACACAAAAAATCGAGCTGGAGGGAGTATCTATAAAGCATTTGACTCTCATAAAGTTGTAAACATTTTTGGAACAGCAAGAAAATATAGTGCATACATTAAAGCTAAAGACCCAACGTCTTTGACTTATATTGAAGATTATGAAAATCAGATTTTTCAAAGGAAATCTATCATAAAACATTTAATGTCAAAAAGATTAAAATTTGTAATGCCAGGAAACTTCCAATTGTCTTCTGGTTATAATGTTAATGTTGAAATGCCTGAAATAGGTATACAAGAAACAAATGTTTCAGAACAAGATAAATCTTTAAGTGGTCGTCATTTAATTGTAAATTCAAGACAAATTATTAGTTTTGATAAACATGAAACCATTATTGAAGTGGCTTCTACTTCCACAAATCAAGATTTTATTGCTTCTGATAATCCAATGCAAACGAGAGCAATAGAAAACTATTAATATGGAAAACGAAGATAAAAAGAACTTTGCTGGTAAAAATGGTTTTATTTGGTGGGTGGGTGTCGTTGAAGACAGAAAAGACCCACTTAAACTTGGCCGCTGTCGAGTAAGGTGTGTTGGTTGGCACGCAGACGATAAAATGCGTTTACCAACGAAAGACTTACCTTGGGCAACACCATCACTACCTACTAACAATCCAAGTCCTTATGCACCAAAAGAAGGTGATATGGTGTTTGGTTTCTTTGTTGATGGTGAAAACGCACAAGAGCCGGTTATATTAGGCGTATTACCTGGCATTCCATTACAACAAGCAAATAGACAAGAAGCATATAATGATCCAAGAACAGAAGATGAAATAAATGCTGCTCCTAGAAAACCTGACGAGGTTGTGCTTGAAGAATATCCTTTTGTTAATAATCACCCAAGAAAACTTGATGAACCAACAACCTCTCGTTTAGCTAGAAATGATACAAACTATATTAGCAATGTTAATACAACAAAAGCACAAAATAAAGCATCCAGAGTAGAACCTGATTCATATTATAACGCACAGTATCCATACAACAATGTCTATGAATCTGAATCTGGACACGCACTAGAATTTGATGATACAAAAGATAATGAAAGAATACATTTATATCACAGAAGTGGTTCATATACAGAATGGGGACCAGTGGGTGATAGAGCTGAAAGAATACAAAGAGATAGATTTAGTGTCACTGTAAGAAATGATAATGTCTATATTCAAGGAACAGCAAATATCTATGTTGATGGTGATGTTAATTGGAAAGTTGGCGGTGACTTTAACTTGACAGTTGACGGTAAAATGAATGTAAGCGCTGGTTCTAAAACAGAAACAATTAAAGGAACTTCAAACATAAGATATAACGGAACACATTATCGCTGGTACGGTTCAGACTTCTATGATAGAAGACAATCAGGCAAAACAGATTTTGCTTGTCCATCTGATACAAGAACTGGTGGAAATGCTTGTCCAACCGTTGAATCTGCTACCGAAGTCGAATAAATAAACAAATGGCAACCGTAAAAATAGATTCAGTTAGAACCTTCAAAGACTTGGATTTGAATTTCAATATTCATCCAGTTAAAAAGGATATTAATACGCATAGTAATGAGTATGCTATAATCAATTCTATTAAAAACTTAGTATTAACAAATCACTATGAAAGACCATTTCAACCAACTATTGGAAGTAACATACGACAATTATTGTTTGATAATTTAGATGCAGTAACAGCGGCAAGTATTCAAAGAGAAATAGAAGAAACAATTAATAATTTTGAACCTCGTGCTGGCATATCAAAAGTTAATGTTATGTCTGCGCCTGATGAAAACGGTTATAAAGTAGAATTAGAATTTTTTGTATTAAATAATACTTCACCCGTTACAATTAACTTTTTCCTAGAGAGAATTAGATAAAAATGGCAGTCGATAGATTAAGAATAACCGAGCTCGATTTTGATACCATCAAAAGTAACTTAAAATCGTTTTTAAGACAACAGAATACTTTTACAGATTATGACTTTGATGGTTCAGGTCTTTCAATTCTATTAGATATTTTAGCATATAACACACACTATAATGCTTACTATCTTAATATGGTTGCAAATGAGGCATTTTTAGATACAGCAATACTAAGAGACTCCGCTGTTTCTCACGCAAAGACGTTGGGTTATACTCCATATTCCACCCGCTCTTCTATTGCAAAAATTAATTTTGAAGCAACTTCAGCAACAAGTAATACTGGCACATTAACATTGCCAGCTGGTTATTCGTTTCTATCAGAATCTATTGATAACAAATCATATAACTTTATTGTTTTAGATGACACAACAGTTACAAAAGCTAATTCAACATATTTGTTTGAGAATTTGTCTTTGCATGAAGGACAATATGTAACTTATATTTTTACACACAACGAATCATCTAATCCAAAATCTGTTTTTACCATACCTGATAGCAACATAGACACAACAACAATTAGTGTTTCTGTTCAACAATCATCAAGTAATAGTTCAACAACTGTTTATACAAAAGTAACAGAAGTATTAAATATCACCGCAACCTCTGAAGTCTTCTTTTTACAAGAAGAAAGAAATGGAAGATATCAAATTTATTTTGGTAATGGTGTTGTTGGCAAAAAGTTGCCAGATGGTGCAGTTATTTCTATAAATTATGTTGTAACAAATGGTTCTGCTGCAAACAAAGCAAACAACTTTGTAGCAACCTCATCGGTTTCCGATTCGTTAGCTGAATCATTATCATCATTTGTAGTAACACCAATCAGTGCGGCGGCTGGTGGTGCAGAAAGAGAATCGGTTGATAATATTAAATTTTCAGCTGCTGGTCAATTTTCATCACAGAATCGTTTAGTTTCATATAAAGACTATGAGACATACATTCTTACAAACTATCCAAATATATCATCAATATCGGTTTGGGGTGGAGAAAAAAATGATCCACCGGTTTATGGCAAAGTTTTTATTTCTATGAAACCACGAGACAACTATTATATTTCTGAAACCGAAAAACAAAGAATCATTGATGAAATTGTTTCTCCAAAAGCAATTATTGCAGTATCAGCACAAATATTGGATCCAGAATATCTATATTTGCTTGTTGAGGCTGATGTTGAATATGATAATAAAAAAACAACACTATCCGAAAATGCTTTAAAATTGGCTATAAGAAATGCCATTGTTTCATATAAAAATACAAATTTAGATAAATTTGATGCACGCTATGTTCATTCAAAAATTGAAGCTGATATTGATGCGGTTCAAAAAAATGCTATTATTGGTTGTGAGACTATTGTTCGTGCTCAAAAAAGATTTACACCCACATTAAATTCTTCATTAAATTATACAGTAGATTTTAATATTCCATTACATCGTGGCACAATCACCAATCGATTAACATCAACACAGTTTGATGTATTAGATTCTAATGGAACAAGAAGAACTGTTTTGTTGGAAGAAATACCACAATCATATTCAGGTATTGCTTCAATTTTAATTACAAATCCAGGAACTGGATATACAACCGCACCAACAGTAACAATTACTGGCGATGGTACAGGAGCTAGTGCTAAAGCTATAATTGTAAATGGCTCGATTAGTTCTATTAGTATAACAAACCGTGGTATTGATTATACACGAGCTGTTGTATCAATAAGTGGCGGTAATGGTTATGGTGCAACAGGCTCGGCTGTTATTGATGCGAGAACTGGAGTATTAAGAACAATTTACTATGACAATAATGCTGAACGACAAATTGTCAATTCAAATGCTGGTGGAGTAAATTATGATACCGGTCGTATTACAATTAATGATATTAATATTCTTTCTGTTGGTTCAACAGACAAACAAATTAGATTAACAATTGAAGCAGAAGAATCGAGTATTGAAACAACAAAAAATA